CTATGGCAGGGGCTTGGACTTGGGGCTGATTAACGAGCTGTCAGACATCGCCAGAAACTGTCTGCGGGCCGATCTGACCCTCTGGTTGGATGTGTCCCTGGTCGAGTCCTGCCGCCGACGTAATGGCCAATTAGCCGACCGCCTTGAAGGGGAAGGGGTGGCGTTTCTGGGCCGTGTAGTCGATGGATTCGAGGCCCGGGCTGGCCGATGGGACTGGACCCGGATCAATGCAGACCAGCCGGTAGCTGCCGTGACGGAGGCCTGTTGCCGCGCCATGGTCCGCCAGTTTGGGGGGCGGGCATGAAAAACCCAATCCCTGCAGCGTTGCTCACAGCCACCCTCGCCCGCCGCGGCACGGTTGACCCTGACGCCCTGCTTGATTGCCTGTCTCTGGTGGCGGTCTTGGATGCACGCAGCACCGACCTTCCCCGCTCACTTGTGCTAATCGATCGGCTGATCACCCTGAAGGAGCTGCGCCAGGCCTGGTGCTGCACTGGCTGGGAGGCTATCCAGCGGATGAATGCGCTGCAGGCTACGCAGCTGGTTGACTGCACCTACTCCCATGACGGTGCGGTTTGGTGGCGACTGCATCGCGTGGGGCCGGTGGCATGACCCCCGACCTAGTGCGCACCGTCCTAGCCCGCCGCCCCTGGGTGTCCGCCAACACCCTGCTCGATTGCCTGGAGCTGGCCGAATGGCTGGGGCCACGCATCCGCGCAGGACTCACGCCACTGGTCACCACCGCAGAACTGCAGGCCCGATGGAACTGCAGCCAGCCCACCGTTAGCCGCCGCGTTTCGGCACTTGTCAAGCACGGCCTGATTGACGCCACAGCACCTACAGGTCGTGGCGCCTACTGGGCCGTGCATCGCGTGGGGCCGGTGGCGTGATCGTCCGCGCCCCTACCGCCGCCGCACGCCTTGCGGTGCTGGAACTGGAGCGCGAGGCTAACGCCAGTACAAACACACCACAGGAGCCCTACACCCGGTCCTTCGGTGATCACATCGCAGCGGTTTACCCCAAGTTCCCCTTCACCCGGCACAACACCCGCCTCGTAGAGATTGGCCAGCGGGTTGGCGCTGGCGAGATCCCCAGACTGCTTTTGATGCTGCCGCCACGGCATTTCAAGTCAACCATTTTCAGTCGTTTCCTGCCGTCCTGGTTCATCCGTCGCTATCCCGATCGCACATGGGGGCAGGGTGCCCATAGCCAGCCACTAGCCGAAGAGTTTGGCCAGGCGGCCCGTGATTACTTCACCGCCTCTGGTGGCATCCTTGATCCCAGCAGCTCAGGTAAAGGCCGCTGGAAGGTCGCCGGCCAGCTTGGTGGCTTCTGGGGTGCTGGCGTCGGCAAAGGCACCGGCCTGCCCGCCCACTTCATCAATGTTGACGACCCGATCAAAAACCGGCAGGAGGCCGAATCTGCCGCATATCGCCGCCAGCTTTACGACTGGTGGTCCACAGTGCTCAACACCCGTGAGGAACCCGGCTGTCTCAAGCTGATCACCCATACTCGATGGGCCGATGCCGACCTGATCGGCTGGTTGATCACTCAGGTTGAGGAACTGGAGCGCGACGGTAACGCAGACGCGGCCGAACCGTGGCACGTAATTCAGATGTCGATCATCGCCGAGCCGGTGCAGGTTGCGGTGCCGGCAACACTCACCCTGGAGCCTGACCATCGCCAGCCCGGTGAAGCACTGGACCCCGATCGGTACGATGCCGAGTGGGCACGAAAAAAGCAGCTGAACACCCCAGATCGAGACTGGGCAGCCCTTTACCAGCAGCGCCCGCAGCCGGCAGGTGGCACGGTGTTCAATGCGGGGATGTTCCGCTTCTACGGCACCCGCGAGCGGCCAGGGCTGGAAGGTGACGCGATACTGCCCGATCGCTTTGTACGCAAGCTGGCGAGCCTTGATTGCACCTTCAAGGACACCGCTGGCAGCGACATGGTGGCCATGCAGTTATGGGGTCAGGACGGTTCGGGGGCGTGGCTGCTTGACCTGCTGGATCAGCGGATGGACTTCGCTAAAACCGAGGAAACCGTTGGGGCAATGTGGCCGACCTGGAACTTTGGCGAGCTGTTTGTTGAGGACAAAGCAAATGGCAGCGCCGTTATCAGCTCCCTGAAACGTGCCGCCGCTGGCTTTATTGTTCACGCAGTCGATCCGGTAGGTGGGAAGGTGGCCAGGGCTAATGCCGCTACTCCTGAGTTCAATAAGGGCCGGGTGTTTCTGCCCCGGTGGCACCCGCTGACCGAGCTGCTTAAGTCGCAGCTGTTGAAGTTCCCTGGCGATACCTTTGACGACCAAGTGGACGCCTTGAGCCAGGCGATCAACGCGATGCAGGGCACCGGCCCGATGCGCGTCACCACCGCCACCTACGGCCATGGCGCCGCCGCTCCGCCACCACGGGATCCGGTGCCTAGGCGATCGCCTATCCCCGGCTTCCGATGATCACACACCAACCCCCGAACCCATGGACAAACCTCCAGTCACCCTTGAGAGTCTTGCCGAAGAGATGGAAGCGCTTAAGGCGCGATATCGCAAGAATATCAATATCGCAGCTGTTGAGTCACTTGTGATTTGGCTGATAATTCTGTATCTTTTTTTGCTGCCATGACTTCCGTCCCCGCATCGCACCCACCCGAACCCATGGACACCACCCCCCGCGACCCGCACCTTCCGCCCCCTGCGGTCGTTGATTGGCTACTGGAGCAGAACTGGTCGGAGATGATCCCGGTTACCAACATTCAATATGGAGGGGCAAAGCCTCACGGTATGACCAAGAGCAAGCACTGGAAATACCAGATGGCTTGCTCTGAATTCGGCGAAGATTGTGGGGGTCGTATCTTGTTACCCGTCGAAGCGATAGCCGTTCTCCGCAAAGATCAAGAAAACCGCCGAGACGCCTTTGAGCAGAAAAGGCGGGCTTGTGAGGCTGATGAGTTAGCCAAAAAGGCCGAGCGCGAACAGGAACGAATCTTTAAGTTGGACGAAAAAGCCCGAGCAGGTCCATGGGCTTCCCGATGATTGAACTGATCACCTCACCCGCTAACCCACCGAACCTATGAACACCACCCCGATTATTCCAACAATCCGAGTGGCAAAGGGGCCATGGAATGCCGGCCTGCAGGTTTTGATCTCAGAAAGTCATGGCGGTAGGATATTTGTAGCCGAACCGCTTACCTTCAGGCCGCTTGAGCTAGACGAGCCTGTCGAGCCACAGCTTGAGTTGAATGATTCAGAGGCTCAGTCGTTGATGGATCAGTTATGGCAATGCGGCATTCGCCCCACTGAAGGCACCGGGTCTGCTGGCGCAATGGCTGCCACGCAGGCCCACCTAGCCGACCTTCGACGGCTGATCTTTGAGGACGAACGGCTGAAGCCATGACCACCCCTCTCAACCCGCAACTGCAACCCACCGATGGCAACCCTGAAGCTCCCGAAGGCACCGCTATCCCAACTGATCGGCAGGCCGGTGGCGGGGACGTGGCGACTTCGCCAGTCGTCGCAGGGGAGCCACCTGGAAGTGTTCCGCTTCGGGGGGAGCTGGACGCCACCATCGCCGGAGGTGAAGATCCACCTGACGCCAGGCCACGTCGTGCTACTCGATCGCGGCGAGCTGTTCGTGCAGGAGAACCCCTTGAACAGCCAGCCAGGCCCGGCAGTCCGCCACGCACCGAGCTGTCAGAGCGACTGATCGTCGAAAACCAGGGGCTTGCCCGCAAAGCTGCCAACAAATGGTCCAGGCTGTGCGGTCGGCCCTATGAAGACTTCATCGGCCCTGCATTGGAAGGCCTGGTGAACGGCTGCCGTCGTTACGATCCCAAGCGCATCAACCCCGGCACCGGTCGCCCGTACGCCATCAGTACCTGCGTCTGCCAATACATCGAGGGGCAGATCAAGCACCACATCAGGGATCATGGCTACGATATAAAGATGCCGTCAAAGTGGCGTGAGCACTACCCTAAGGTGCGCCGGCTACTGGCCGAAGGCTTGAGCCTGGCTGAGATAGTGGAGAACATCCCCGCCTTCACCGAAGCTGAGATCACCGAAATGATGGGTGCCATGGTCGGCACTGTTGAGTTAGTTGATGAGATCACCTTGCTCGGCGATCACCAGCCCGTGGTCACAGATGAGAGCATCGCAACCGCGTTGTTTCGCCTCACCGAACAAGCATTTAACAACCTGCGGCCCGCTGATCGTGGCCTGTTGGAGCGATGGTCCGCCGATCCGTTCAAGCGACCCTACCCTTATGGGCCGATGGCTCAATTCCACAACCGACTGAAGATCCAACTGCGCGGCAAGAGCCTACAGCAGTTTCGCCAGGGGATGCTCGGCCTTGACGTGGCAACCGCACCACCAGCACCCAAGGCCCGCAGCCCGCGACAGCCCCGTCCCGCCGTTACCCCGGCGGTTCAGCCGACGCTGTTCGGTCGCAACCAGCGCAAGCCGCACCCTAGGGCGGTAAAGCTATAGCCCAGCAGGAAAGCTCCAGTAGCAGGCTAATCGTAGGCGCTGGTGAAGTCGAGTCATCCTGGAA